TTTTCATTATCTTGTAAAGCCTTTTGCTTAGAATATTTAGGCTTTAGCGATTCAGCTCTATTTAATTTGTATTGAGCCTCATTCATTTGAGTTTGAGCTTCTACAATAAGATCAGTTTCTCCTGTTTCATAAGCATCGCTATAATTACGTTTAGCTACTTCCATTTCATGTTTTGAAGAGTCTTGAAGGGCCTTTATGTATTCTTCTTCCCCTACACTTAATGTTTGTTTGAGGTTATTGTTTTCACCACTAACATTTCTAGCAAATCTTACTGCTTCTTCTTTTTCTCTTTCCGCTGCTTCTTTTGCCCTTCTTTCGTCATGCCACACTTTTTTAAGCTGCGCCATACGTTGTTTAACACGCTCTGAATAATCTTCTAGCGTGTCATTTTCTATTTCATCTACTACTTTTTGGGGAAGAGGATCTCTATTTCTGTCCTCAATCGGCGTGTCATCTTCTTCTTCAACTAATAAATCTTCTTCTTGAAGTTTAGGCTCCTGTTCTACTTTTTCTATAGCATTGGGAGGAGCAACTTCTACATTTTCTGTCCCTTCCATTTTTACTTCTACTTCTTCCCCCTCTAATTCAGCAGGGATTTCGTTAATAATTTGATCACTCATTTTAATCTCCTATGCGCGTTCATACCCGCGAGGGTCGTCTACAACCGCCTCGACAGTATCATCGTTAATAATGCGGAACTCCCGACCATGAATTCTGATACGAGTGCCCGAATATGCTCTAGTTATAACAAAATCACCTTCTTTACACCATGCTCCAGTTGGAAAACGACTTTTATCTGTATATGCCATATCTCCTAACTTCATTACAAAAAGTACAACTGTAGAATGTTCTTCAATAGTTTTAGTCTTTTGCGCTTTTATAATACCACTTTCATAAGAAGCGTCTACTTCAGGAACAGCACACAAAAGCCTAAACCCTTTAACTTGCGGTAGTTGCGTAGCTTTTTCTACGTAATCTACATCGGCTTCCGGTGGTGGTTCATCAAATTGAGCTAACTCTTTTTGTTCATCTATAATATGTTGAGGAGCTATGATTTCACTCATATTCATCCTCCTCTTTCAATGATCTAAGTCCTTCAGCAATCAAGGACTGCACTATAAGATAGCCTCTTATTACACCACAGGCGTGTTGGTAAGCTCCAAAATTATCTGCTGTACCATCTCCTAAACTTTCTAACATCTCTTTGCGTCTCTCTTCTATTTTATCAGATAGAAGTTTTAACGTTTCTTCTTGCATAATAATCACCCTTCGGTTTGTGTTTTAGTATCTTTCCTCTTAGTTCTTTCTTTTAATTTAACATCATGAGTTTTATCTTCTCTGGCTTTATCTTCTTGTACTACTTTTACACCTAATCTAGCACCTTCTATTAACTGTTTAGCTTGTAAATCCTTATCTTTTTCTACAGCTTGAGCCCCTAATTTAGCTCCTTCTATACGTTCACGAGATTCCATTTCCATGCGATCTAATTGTCCTTTTTGTACTTCAATCGCTAAACGTTCTTTATCAAGCTCAATATCAGCCATTACTTTTTGAGCTTTAGTTTGAGCCTCTTGTTGTTTAATTTGTAATTCAGCTTGTTGCATTTGAATAAGAGGATCTTGCGCTTGTTGTTGCGCTTGTTGTTGCTGTATTTCAGCAGTGTTTTTTTGTAATAATTGCTCACCAGCAGCGGCAGAAAGTCTAGCTACATCATTTTGAGCATCGGGTGGTAATGGTTGTTCTGGTTGTGGAAGTGGTACTCCTAATTGTTCTTCCATTTGCCTACGATATGCAAAACCTATGTGTTCCGCTACATGTGCTTCCATAGCTGATTGAAAAGTAGCAGCGTTAGGACTTTGACCAACTAACTGTTTTAGTTTTGGATCCTGAGCAAACGCCATGTGTACTTTTATGTGAGCTTCATGGTCTTGCTCTATAAATGCCTTAACTGGTTTGCCATTTATCATATTCATGTTTTCTGCAACAGGATCTAACATATCAATATCATCTTTTTCAGGAACTAACTTATCTATATTCTTAATCCCTAATACTTCTAACATTTCTCTGTTTAACTGCACCAAATCATAAATAGCAGGATTGGCCTGAGCCATCTGCATTACAGCTTGATACTGTACTACTTTCTGAGACATCGTAGCTGCGTTAGGGTTAGATACAGGTATTATTTCTACTGAATTATAGTCCTCTTGTTTAACTGCTCTATTGCCATCTACAGGTTCGTAAGAATAATCTGCAGAAGTGTTATCTCTAATAATATTTTTTAATAATTTAAACTCAGCTTTCATAGCATAGTGAATACGTGCTTGAACAGCTGACATAACTTTAAGAGTTCGTTCTAGAATAGCAAGTGTAGTGCCCACAGGAGCTTGAGAAGACATATCCGAAACTTTCATATCAGCGGCACTAGCAAACCTACGCCCTTCATCAATAATTTGATTCATTAATGAATTTAATACTTGGCTAGGTTCCTTATAAGGAAGTGGTAAAATATTATCTCTCAAAGTCCCTGCAGGAACATCTATATCACGCCATTCAGCTGGAGCTATAGGCGTATCATCTCCTCTAATTCTAAGTCCTCTGGATTTAAACCCACCCGGAAGATTAGATAAAGTACCAGCATCTACTAATTGTCTAAGAATCATAGTACCTGACTTAGCAAAAGCACCAATTAAATGAATAAGCCCAAAACAATAAAAACCAAAGCCAGGAATATACCCATAGTGCACAAAGTGCTGACGTTTTATTTTACCCGGATCAACAGGGTCCCAATTACGCCTTATAGATAAAATAGCACCTGAACCTTTTTCTATAGTAACTACATATGGTATAGCTATTCCGGTTTTCTTTCCGTCTTTGTCTTTATCTTCATATCCCTCTATATCCAAGTCCACATGCATTTCTAAGATTTTATATCTATCGTCTGTGGTAGCATCAAAACCCATTTTTTCAGCTATTTTCTTTTCTACTTCTTCTAAATCATAACTAGGCTCCCCAATATCTATATCTCTATAAAACCCAGAAACCTGTAACTTTCTCATTTCATTTTTAGTCTTACGCATAACATGAGTTACGCGCTGAGCAGTTTCTAAATTGGAAGCACCATAAGGAACTACAATATCTTCAGCGGGTACAAATATAGATACTTGTCTTGCAAGATTGCTATCGTAATAAACTTTTTTAAACGCGTTACCGGCAAGACCCAAGCCCCATAACATTCTTTCATGCTCAGGACGATATTCAGGCATCAGCTCCATAAGCTGATAGTTCATGTTTTCTTTAACACGCTGAGATGCGTCTATGTTTTCTTTGGTTTCTTGGCCAATAATCTGGCATTTAACAGGGCCTGTAGCTGGAAAAGTCTCCATCATAGTTTCAGCTTGGAATTTAACTAACGCCTCAGTCATTAACGGATGGAAAACATTACACGCGCCTTCCCAAGGTTCTGACCTGTCTTCAAGTTTAAGTCCTAATAACTCTAAACCATCTACATAAGTATCTAGCCAATCTCTACGAGAATTAACATCAGACTCAAATTCACCTAGCAATTCACTGGTTATTTCATCCAGAACTTGCTCATCCATTTCTTCAGCTAAATTGTCATTAAAGGAATCATCTATGGCAGCATCGGGGTCTATGGTTAATTCGGTATCACCAGCGGTAATAGTTACGCTTTCTGGATCTTCTATTTCAATCTCTATTGCTTCTTCATCAACAGCTTCTTCTTCTACACTTGTTGGTAATGCGTAAAGACTTTTATCTACGTCTGCCATAATTAATCCTTAAATTGCGTATAATCGTTTTTCTCTTGGACTTCTGAACAACTGCGTTTCATCTTTTTCATCTGAAGGCAGTCTAATAAACCCACCTTGTCTAAACCTAGCAATAGCTAGTGTAGTGGAGTCAACTAAGTCATCATTTGCACCACTTGGAAAGTCATTACATTCTTCAATAACTTCCTGAGCCCACCTTTTTTCAGGGGCCCATACTATACCAGAATGGAATAAATCAGCCACAGAGTTCACTCTACTGATTTTGTCTTGCCCTTTACCCGGCGTAAACTCTCCTACTGGTATACCCATACGTCGCATCTCCTGATACAGAGCTGCTCCGTTAGATTTCTTCTCCACAATAAACGCATCAGGTTCCCAATCAGCATACTCTTGTAATACTAATTCTTTAAGTTCGGGAAACTCTAGACGTTTCTTTATAGCATTTAACAATATAATATTATAATTATCAACTTCTTCATTAAAAAATACACCCCATGTTGTTAACGCATTGTAATCGGCACGGTTATTTTTCTCCTGCGCCGCATCCAAACTCATGATAATAAACTCACAAGGGGGCGGTTTATCAAACTCCCATGTCTTCCACCATTCTCTTTTTAGTAAGGCTCCTTCTTCACTTGTGGGGTTTTGAATATATTGTGCCTGCCAATAACGCGGATCAAGACTAGCTCTTTTAGACTGCAATTCCTCCAGCGGCCAGAACTCAGGCCAGAGTGAATTTTCTTCTCCATTTTTATCTTCAATAATAGCCGGAAACTCTACAACCTCCCACTCATCAACATCATCATTCTTAATCATCTGATTAACAATCTGACCTGTTAAGTCCAATTTACTCCAGCGAGTCATCACCACAATAATCGCTCCACCAGGCATCAAACGTTGAATCGGTCCAGACTGGAACCACTCCCACGCGGGCAGGAAAACATCCGGTTTACCTAGTTTCGCGTCCTGCTCTGAATGAGGATCATCAATAATAAACAAATCAGCTCCACGTCCTGCGAGCGCTCCACCTACACCAATAGCAAAATACTCCCCGTTGTAATTCGTACCCCACCTGGATGCTGATTTAGAGTCAGCCTGTAGTTTTACATTCTGAAAAATCTCCTGATAGGGATCGCTTCCAACAAGGTTCCTCACGCGCCTGCCGAAGTTAACCGCGAGATCTGCTGTATGCGAAGCCATGATTACTTTCTTGTGGGGGTGCTTGCCTAAAAACCAAGCTGGGGCTAAGTAAGAGATAAGCTCGGATTTGCCATGTCGTGGCGCGATATTGACGATGACCCTTTTTTTAACTCCGTTAGCTATGTCCTCAAATATCTGTGCTAAATGTCGATGATGAGGTCCAACTTTGTAGCCTGGATATACGTGTTTTATAAAAGGCATAAAGCTAGTTTGTCTGGCAGTCAACTGCTTCTGCTTTTCATAAGCTTCTATAGTTTCCAAAAACTCTATTTGTTCAGCTCTAGGTAACGTATGCAGTTTAGATAGCGCTAACTTAAGGTCTGCTGGGTCAATACCCTGGATGTTCATACGACTGTTACTTCAGCCTGTGTCTCTATCCATACCCTAGCACCGCAAGATAACGGCTTATGGGGGCTATGAACCACTTTTGACTCCCCATGAATAATCGCTTCATGGCAATATCGGTTATCTTTATAGGTTTTTACTGTTAATACAGGGTTATTAGTCCCTTTTTTAGTGTTTTCTTTAATTTTATGCTGATTTACATGAATTATTGTCTTCATAATCCCCTTTTCTCCTAAAGTAGCCACACTATAAATATTGTAGTTAAAATAGCGTATATATACACAGAATAATCAAGCCAATGCTTGCTTATAAAATCACTAACATCTTCTAGTAAGTCTAATAAGTCCCAATACAAAAGTTTTAGCTTTTCAAGTTTATTTTTCATCCGTTTCGTTGGTCTGGACCGTCATATCAGACGCATCTCCTCCGTAAAGACCTAATTCGTCAGCTGTTGCGTGGTGTTTAACAGTTAAAAACTTGTACATTCCTGGATTACGGGTGCGAAACCAACCTCGTAGCCCATGATACATAGCTAAAGACAGTGGTCCGGTAAATAACGAAGCTAACACCATCATCTTAATCTCATTAGTTTGGACGTTGGTAAGTGCGTTCATTATTCCACCCATGCACCATTGCGTTAGTGAACCAAATACCGCACCGGCAATTAGCATATTAGTAAAAATAGTTGATGATTTTAGTTCGTGGTTGCCGTCAGCTCTATTGGACCTCTTCCAAGCCACCAATAACACCATGCACATGAAGGCACTAATGATTATTGGTAATAAAACTGAAATTAACGACAGCCAAGGTGATGGAACTCCTTGCATTTTATTCTTCTCCTTCTGGTTCTTTCTCTAATGTCCCCATTTCGTCGTCAATTACTTCAAAAGATGTATTAATTGTTTTTTCCTGGCCTATTATGTTAGCCAGTTTGCTTCTTATCTGTTTTTCCAACTCTTCCGTAGTTGCATGTTTAACAATAACTTCTGTCTTTTCGGAAAATAACCCCACATCTGAGATTTTCCCTAGTAATTCTAACGCCTTCAGCCTATGGCGTGGGTCATTAAGACCAGTATCTTCTATTAATTTATTAGTAACAAAGCGTCTAAGCTGCACTGCTTCCTGAACGACCTGATGATCATAGTCACTAAGCATAGCATACAAATGTTTAACTGTAGCGGGGGTTGCTAAAGATTTATTTACTGCAGCGTTAGCTATTCCTTTTTG